AAATGTCAGAATAGTATCTATGGTCGCTACATTTATTTGTGAATTATGTACCTTAATAGTGTTATATGAATGACACGCTATTGGTTCATATATATAAGCAATTACTTCTTTGCCAAGTGATACTTGTATTTTACGTGGTATAAGTTCACCTATTTTTTCAATATCAACTGTAGTAACGTCTTTAAATCCTGCCTGGTTTAATTCTTCTGTTAGAATTAATGATGTCCGTTCAATATCATCTGATAATACATCAAAATCAGGCACTTTTCGCAATGAATGTTTTATGTTTTTTGGCATGTATTTTGAATAACTACTTACTGCATATGCCCCAAAAAATACAACCCCTTGATTAATAAAGCTACTGCGTATTATGTCATATAAATTCGTAGATGAATTATCAATACTATCTACAGTTACCATATCTCTTTGAAAATCTATTTTATCACAATGTGGGGTTTTTAATGGATAAAATTTATTCAATAATGTTAACCGCTTTAATACTTTTTCCCATCTACTAATATCTCCTTTTGGTCTTGATAATTCCAAGTACATTGACATACGCAAGTAATTTATAGGAGCATATCTAATACCTGCTTTTATAATTGATTCTGTCTGTATTGTTTTAAACAAACTATCTACCATTTCTGTAATATCTGCTATTGGGATGTAATTCACAAACACTTTGAATGTCCCTTTGTGAACACCTGATTTAGCCTCAACATCTTCATATCCAGCTTTGTAATATATATCCGCTAATTCTTTTGCATCATTCAAAGCGTTTGAAGAAAAAAAATCATAATCTGGTAACTCTACCTCTCGATTATAGAACTGCGAGTGTATGGGAAGAATATTATTTATTGCGGTCCCTCCATAGCATACCAACTTTTTGTGAATAATAAATTCCTCTACAATTTTTAATATATCTTTGACTTGGTCGTTTGATACAACCTTTATATTACGTATCTTTTCATTTTTATCAACAGACTGTCGTAGAACAGCAAGTTCACATTCGTGAAAGCTTAATTTATTATCACATATACTAGGCCTCTTTGGAATCTTAAATTTTGGCATATTATATACTATACTATACTATACTATACTATATTATAAAAAACTTATTCGGAAATGTTATGTTACTATTCTGTATTTCTTACATAGTAACTTATTGCGTTTGATAATGGAACAAACGAACTTCTGTATTCATCAAAAAATGCTTCATATTGTTCTAAATATTCATCCCTTTTATGAAATTGTAACGGTACAATCTGAATGCCGTGGTCTATAAACATAGATTTCGGTTCAGGATTACTTGCATTATCTATTACGTTAGGAATAGCCATTCTATATTTTTCCACATTGGTACAATAATTACAATTTGAACTATGGCTTAATTCAATTGATTGTTCGTTTAATACTTCACTGTATTTATTTATTGATATAATATTTGTTCCACTGTCTACGTTAACGAATTTTGATAAGTCGTAACAAGTATGGTCTGACGGTTCACACTTTGTATATTCATGATAGTTTCGGTCTAATCTGGCATCTAACAATAAAACAACTTTGCCCATTACGTCTTTTAATTTCGTTTCATCTGTTATTTTATTTTTATACAAAAAATGTCGTAAAGCATAGTCTACTGATTTTCCTATTGCACTGAAAATGCTTTTATCTTTTGATTTTACCCGTAAATGAATAAAAATAGGATCTTTTGGATTAGGTGACTTCTGGGAAAACCCAACCCCCACACAAGATAATAGTGCGTCGTCTAATAATAATGTATTGTTTGTTTCTATCATTTCATAATTTCTATCTAAGGTGTATGATACCATTGGTTTATTATTAATATACACTACTTCAAAATCCAAAAATCGACACCCACGTTCTAACACATATCTTATCATATCTTTGCTTACATAATTACCACTTACCGAACAATTATATGCTCCTTTTATTATATATTCCTTTAATGGCTGATTGATAAAATCTTTTGACATGTTTTTTATTTGTACTTGATTATTATTTTTGATGCTGTTTACTTCACTTAATTCATAGTTAATATTCCCTATGATACCTTCTTTTTTACTATCATTTCCATATAATGATAGCCTACGTGACGTTTCTATTTGATTATATACATATAATATCAATATTATTGCTATTAATAAGAAAATCCATTGGTAGTATTTCATATTACAATATACAAAGAAAAAATAATTTAATAACAAATATTTATAAATGTATAAGTTATAGTACATGGCAGGTGGATTACTAAATATTGTGTCTGTAGGTAACAATAATGTGTTTTTAACAGGCAATCCAACAAAAACTTTTTTTAATGTTACATATAGCAAATATACTAATTTTGGATTACAGAAGTTTCGTATTGACTACAATGGTCAAAGAGAACTGCGATTGAATGAATCTTCTACATTTAGTTTTAAAATGCCAAGATATGCAGAGTTGTTAATGGACACGTATATTGTCCTTACACTTCCAGACATTTATAGCCCTATTCATAACCCTATTTTTAATAACATTGATGGTACATCCGGATTGTGGGCTCCATATGAGTTTAGATGGATTCAAAATATTGGAGCAATGATGATACAAGAAATAGAAATTACTTCGGGTAATATGACTTTGCAAAAATACAGTGGTAATTACATTTCTTCAGTCGTCGAACGTGACTTTAGTGAAGAGAAAAAAAAACTGTTTAACCAGATGTCAGGGAATGTTCCAGAATTGAATGACCCATCTAATTCAAATAATCGTATTAATACCTATCCAAATGCAGTTTATACCACTAATACTTCAGGGACAGAACCTTCTATACGTGGAAGGAATATATATATACCATTAGGTGCATGGTTCACAATGAATCCTGGATGTGCTATTCCATTAATTGCTTTACAGTACAATGAGATTCATATTAATGTTACATTAAGACCTATTAAAGACTTATTTCAAGTTCGTGATGTATTCGATAATCAAAATAATTTCACATATGTAAAACCAGACTTCAATGAAAATCGGTACCAAATGTATCGGTACTTACAAACTCCTCCTTCATTCAATCTATCTTCTAACAACTATGTAAACCAAACAAGCACATGGGATGCGGATGTACATCTAATATCTACATATTGCTTTTTATCTAAGGAAGAATCTACAAAAATTGCACGTAAAGACCATGTTTATTTAATTAAAGACGTCCACGAACACCACTTTGAGAACATCACTGGTGCTAAAAAAATTAAGCTTGAAACAAGTGGTATGGTTTCAAGCTGGATGTTTTATTTCCAACGTAATGATGTTAATATGCGTAACGAATGGTTTAATTATACTAACTGGCCATATCGTACATTACCACAAAATACCCATATTTACGACAATGATGATGAAACCGGGAACTTCCCTAATGTACATCCATTTAATGATATTAGAAGTGGTCTATCTGTCACAGGTAACTTCAATGTCCAAAATAGAAAACATATATTAGAAACTCTTGGTATTGTTCTTGATGGTGAATATCGTGAAAATTTACTTACTCACGGAGTATATGATTATCTGGAAAAGTATTACCGTACAAAAGGGAACGCAAAGGAAGGATTGTATTGTTATAATTTTTGCTTAAATTCTCATTTATCTGATTACCAGCCATCAGGAGCAATTAATTTAAGTCGGTTCAAAAATATAGAATTAGAATTAAATACGTATGTCCCCCCTATTGATGAAGTTAATTCAAGTTTTGATTTAATTTGCGATACAGATGGAAATCCGGTTGGTGTTCGTAAGGTTAATTGGCGACTGTATGATTACAATTATAATATGACATTAATAGAGGAACGTTATAATGTTATTTCATTCGTTAGTGGGGTAGCTGGAATGATGTATGCGAAGTAATAAGGTATTTACGCAAAAAAGGAATTCTTAAATTGTAGGTATAATATAACATAGACTACTTCTAATATGGATCCGTATGACAGAAATGATACAAAGAAATGGAAACTAAAGAGATTTAGAAAAGGACATTATAACGATTTAAATTTTCAAGTAGAGAACATGAAAA